GTGATTACAGGAATACCCATTAGTGTGCGTGTGCCGCGAAGTGCCATGCCTTCAAAATAGCTGCGACCTAGAGCATCACGAAGCAAGCTGATTTGAGCAGCACGTGTTTCAGACATAATGAAGTACGCACCATCCAGAGAAAGATTGGCAGTCACAAAGCTATCCACCAAAGCCAATAAGTCGGCTTCGTAGTTTGCTGCCGTCGTCCCTGTATTCGCTGTTTTTACTACACCATCCAATATACCTGCAGGACGAACAGCAGTAGCAGCACCCGCATCTAGGAAGGTTTTATCAATCAAAGCTTTTGACGCTTCAATCAAATCATCACGAACCAAGATATCTACAGCTGGATCAGAACGGCGCATTAATTCCTGTGTATATACAGTAATTGCAGCAAGCTTATGCTCTTTAATTTCCACTTCTCCATAAGTTGGATTGGTTAGAGGTTTTGGAGCGCCTTCACCCACCCATTGCGCTTGACCACCTGTTAATTGGCTTGGAATTTTTGAGTTGAATGGTACTGCACGGAAACCAGAAAGCTGATCAAATACAGTCGCAGCGCGAAGCATGTCAACAAATTCACCTACCAATCGATTGTCAGTAACCAATGAAGCAGCAAAACCTGAATCAGTGGTGGTGCCTAAAGTAGCTTTAGTTACTAGATCCTGAACTTCATCACCAAAACCAAGCTGTTTTGCCATATCAACCGGTGCGATGTAATGGCCTTTTTTAGCCTCAAGAGCTGCTGCAAGTTTTGCACGCGCATACTGTGCAAACCCGATACCCTTTTCCAAAGTTTTAACAATTTCAACTTTAGTTTTTTTACCTGGTTCTGGATCACCTTGTGCTGATTTTTTTGCACCTTCTTCACTTTGACCATCAACAGGTGTCGCGGTTTTAGCAGCTTTTTCTGCTGCGGCAATTTGTTTTTCGGTGCGTGCAATATTAACTTCAATCGCTGCGATATCTTTTTCAATCGCTTGGATTTCCGCTTCAGTTGCTTCATCTGGTGTAGCACCTTCTGCCGCCGACTTTGACAGTGCTGTTTGCATTGCTTGGTTTTTTTCAGACAATGCTTTAAGCAACTTCACTAAATACTCTTTCATAATTTCACTCCACCCTTTGTTGGGCAATTTAATTTGACTACAACGTGTTTTTGTTCAGATGAATCGCCACCTGAAACGTCTTGAGGTTTAATGCCCAACGCGGCTTTGTGTGCCTCAAATGCTTTTGAAAATTCTGTTTCTGATTCGCGGTTACAAGGGATAGTCACCAACGAAAGTTCGTACCATTCCCATGAGTTAAATTGGATACCGCCACCTTTAATCATTTCCGCTTCATCCCAATTCGGGATAAAACCAACCGATAAGCCTTTAACTAATCCGTATTTCAGTGATTGATATGCCTTATCTACTTCACGCTTAAGGTCGCCCTCCTCCTCAATCTCAGGAATATGGATCTCAACCTCAATACCATTTGCTGTGACTTTGGCGCTTGTTACATGCCCAATAGCTGAACGCGGGTCATGATGGAAAAGTAATGGCATCGGCAAGTCAAAGTCCGCACCTTTTGGCACCATCACATCCTTGGCGCGATCTTGATTAGGTGTGCTTGCAACCCCTTTAAAGGTTCGCTTTTGCTCATCCAGACTCTTAATCTCGACAGAGCCAAACGTTTTATGTAGAGCAGACATAAGGCTCTCCTTAAAATGAAAAACCGCCAATGAAGGCGGTTATATGAAATGTATTTCGTAATCTTTTTTGATCGGTTCAGGATTAAGGCTCATCAAAGCCACGGCATTAAAAGTAGCAATCAAAGGGTCAATCTTTGCGGTGCCTGATTCCTGCTTAGAAATCATCATGCCGTTACCCTTCATAACGATCCGGGCATTGCCAGCACACCAGGTCATTAAGTCTTGACCCGCATGATATAAATTGCCTTCCGCTAATTTACGTTCAGTTGTTTGAATGTACCCTGCAAGCTTATAACCCTGCGCTACAGCAATCATTTGTTCTTGTGGAATACCAACAGCAAGTAATCCATCCAAAAGACCACCTAAGCCCAATGGGTCGAGTCCAATCTTATCCAGCTTGCCGCTGTCATAAACCTGCTTGGCATATTGGGCAAGCTGATCAATATCGGGACCAACTGAATCAACAATCGTTAAACTGCCTTCTTTTTCAAAGTCCAGATACTTAGGTGCATTCTCTTTTCGACGCTCTAAAGCAATTCGTAAACACCATGCATGATTCCAAAGCCACCATTTACGGCTCTTTGCATGCCGACCAAGTACAGCAAATCCAAGCAAGTCATCAAGACCACCACCATCGATACCGGCAGTAATCACATCTGATTGATCAATTAATTTGCTTAAAGTGAAATTCTTCGACTGCTGCAGCCAATATTCAGCACCTGCCCACCGGTTGGCACGAAGGTTCATGCCGATTTCGACGTTTAAATGCTTGGCTAAGAAGTCTCTTAAGGATTCCTCACTGGCATCCCTGACCTTTTCAAACTCATTAATTAGATAATCAAGATCAACCGATGCACCCAAGTTGGGATTGGTTACATAAAAGTTTTCAGTCTTTAAGTGCTCACCAGCTTCGAGCATCCACTTAGGAAACTCATAAATCAGTGGTAAAAATTGCTTGTTTACTTTGATGCCGTCACGAATATCCCGGGCATAATCTAGCAACTGCTTGAACACACCGCATGGCACTTCATCTGACATGGTAGACAGATAAATCACACAACCCTCAGGACGTGATGCTAGACCGCCTTTTGCTTCACGAAACATTGATTCAGCACGAGGTCTTTTGCCAAACACCCAAATCTCATCGATCAGGATGATTGAGGCTTTTTTACCGGCAGCAGCATCACTTTCAGCGGCAATCACCTTCAGGGTTGCATTGGTACCTAAGTGGGTGACTGTTTTGGTGTGCTCGGAGATATTGAACATCTTCTGAAGCTCAGGATCTGCTTTAATAAAATCTCGGATCGGGTTGAATGAGTTATCAGCAACCTCTTTTGTTGGCGCCAAGATAATAAGTTCCGCAGACATACGATCATTTAAGATCAATGCGGTCATCATGATTCCGGCTGCAATCGTTGACTTGGTGTTTTTTTTAGAGATCAACAGAAAAAATTCACGGATTAAACGGCGTTTTGATTCCGGATCGTAAGCACCAAAGATTGCCCGGACAAAATCAATTACCCATTCGCGTGTGACTTCACCCATTTTTGGGCTATCCATCACATCGACCAGGATTAATTCTTTAAAGATCCGCTCTGCAACATCGGCCACTTCTGGGAAAAGTGGTTCGCAGGGCATGAGTGATTCTTTTGCAACAATACGCTTCCCCCAATCTGGGCAAGCGGTTGTCCAGTCTGGGAGCATTGCTGACATAAATTTTACTCATTAAAAAACCGCCTCGATGGGCGGCTTTAAATTGGTTTTAATTCAATATTAATTCGAGCTTGATATTCGTAATTTGTGGCATCTTCATCTAAACACCACTCAACACTTAAAACCTCATATCGTTTTTCTTTAAAGACACAGCGACTGGCAACTTGTGGCACTTGAGTCAGAATGCGTCTTGCAAACTGATGCGGCTGACCATCAATGAAAAAATTAACTGCAAATTTATCGGGATGAAGCATTTCGTTTTCCTAATTCAAACCTATATGAGAGCTAACTGAGGGTGTGTCCATCCCCATGCTGCGCAACACTGTAGACATTGCAGTTAGCTCTCATATAGATGCGTAATAAAAAAGCACCCGAAGGTGCTTGAGTCATAATTATCGTTTTTCAGATCGAGGCCATGTGGCATCTTCTAAATTTTTAAATGCATTCGATGCTGCTTTTTGTGTGCGACCACAAAGCGGATTTTCGTTTACAGCATCAAGTGGCATGGCAACCACACCCAAAACCGCTGTTACAGGTGTGACCGCAACAGAAACTGCAGCTTTTGTTAAACTTTCTAACATTCCAAACATTTTTATTCTCCTAGCTTCTCAACTGTGAACCAAGTGTTCCAAACTTACCACTGCCTTTGGCAGCATTTTTAGCTTCATCAACTTTGGTTTCTTTCTTGCCTTTATCTGCAACCTTGCCGTGAATATATGGCATTGCAGCTTTTGCGGCATCAAGTCTAAGTTTTGGATCTTCTCGCTCATCCATCCAAACTGTTTTTAAGTATTCAAGCGGATCTTCAGGTGCACCAATAGCAACTTCGTCACGACCAACAAATTGACCATGCACCTGTTCAGGACCTGATTCTATTTTTTCAACTTTCACAACTTGAACATTGCTGCTCTGCTTTGGTTTTGAAGAAGTTAACTTTTCATCTTTAGAAGTTAACTTTTTGTCAGCCCTTAACTTTGCAATATAGGCAATTACCTCAGGAAGTTTTGCAAGTTTTGAACCTTGCTGCATTGCAGTTCTTTCACTGTATCCTGCTGATATTGCTGCATCTTTGTTGCTCATACCATCAACAACGGCTTGAGCAAACGCTTTACTTTTTGCCGTTAAAGCCATTGCGATTCCTTAACTCTAAAAGTTAACTTTTTCTGAAATAGGAAATTTTTTTATAAGTGAGATGGCAGGTGGTGTCCGTTAGCTTTTGATTTTAAACAATTTGACTCCCCCCACCCGCTGGAGCCCAGATATCTTCGTATGCCTCATAGAAATCTTTCTTAGACATTACAAACATATCGTGATTACTATCAATCAACAGCACATCATCCTTGCACGCCGTCTGCTGATATTGTTTGGTATCAACTTGAATTAGATTAGATCCAATTAGAATCTTGTCTTTCGAATGTGCTATTCGAAACCATGCTGGAAGCTTTACCCAATCTGATTTTGATTTATCAAGAATGTAGTCAACCTCTAGTGCATCCACAGTCTTTTGTTTGATTTGAAACCTCATGCCCTGCTCTCCTTCTGAGTCTTCTTCAAATGACACGGCGCACACAACGACTGTAGGTTTGATTCATCGTCTGTGCCGCCTTGAGCGACATTAACGATGTGATCAAGTTCTAATTGCATGGTAACCAAACCACAGCATTGGCATGTGTATTGATCACGCAGATGTATCTTGTCTTTTAATCTTCGCCATGGTCTACCACCACGACCAGAACCCCAGTTCTTTTTAGGTTCGATTGCTTGTCTAGGCTTAACCGTTTGAAGTCTGGGTTGAAGTCTTTGCAGTTTCATTGATGAATTCCACCTTTACAGCACCACGAAGTAAGCGTGTATATATCTCACCCTTACGTTTACTTTTCTTGGATAAACGCATATTAGGATGAAAACAAACTAAACCCTGCTCTTCATTAGCCCATAAGACACGATCTATCCGATTACCATTCACATATACATGTCTAAGGCCTTTGCCATCATTCGCGCTATGAAACATATCTACCCATCCAAATAAGGCGACTTAGACTTAGGTTCGCCGTCATCATCCAACTCGGTCTCAAGCCGATCCATCAGGCTGTTATTCTGGTCTACGATCTGGCCCATCAAACGATTCTGTGCCTCCATCGTCTTTGATAGCTGTTGGTTGCTTTGGATCAACTGGATTAGTAAGTCGTTCGATACACAACCGCATTCTTTCTTTTGATCGCTCATATTGTTTCTTCATCCATTCACGGCGCTGTTGGCATGATGCACATGTCATGATGTTTGCTCATGTTGTTTAATGAACTCTTTAAGGTTGCTTAATCGGTAATGAGTATGCGGATCATTGTGACCAACAAAGAACTTATCTGTGCAGTAACCATGGATACCGCCAAAGCTATCAGTCCACTCATCAACGTAATAAACAGCTTCGTCGTGAGCATTGACAACGATATCTTTAATTTTCTCTAAACCTATTTTATTGACTAGCTTCAATACATTCATCTGGATCACTCACAGTCACTATGATTTCATTAAGAAGATAATCACCAGGACGATCCAAGGTAGATATATCCACAAACCCTAGATCAATATCTTTAATCGCTAAGCCAGTCTCGGCCTCAAACAACCGTTTGCGATTGGCGAATACTGGCCATCACTTCATCGACAGCGACCATTTGTTTGCTATTCATGAAGGCCCGGTTAAGGTTTTGATATTTTTCTAACTCATCGTGCAAAGCATTTAGAGTTCTTTGTGCATCGACTACATCCATGAGACACCTTTAAGATTAGTTGTTCTTGGTGTCCGCAATTACCAATGGCACCCGGTTGCGATGAGATATCTCAATCTCACCATTAATGAAATCTTGCAATCGCGATTCACAATGTTCACGGTCATCGTAGCCTTGATGAAAAACTAAGTTGTCATCACCACGAACGCCCTGATCTAAATCAATAATGGTGTGATATGTATCTGCTTTGGTTTCTGCATTACAAACAATGAAACGCTCATTACGTGCTTGAACGGTAAACCACAGTCGATCATTATTAAATTTGACCTGCTGACCAACCTTTAAATCTTTCGCTTCCACAGTAACCGCCTATTTATTTTTACCAAGACGACGTGCATTTAAACGGCGTTTCTTTTGGCTTAATTTATTTGGTTTAGATTTACTTGCTTGAGGCTCACGCCATAGGATTGATTCCCAATCACTACTACTTGAACGTAATGGCTCAGCAAAAATTGCACCCATACCCATCATTGCAGCAACTACTCGACCCATTCGCATATTCACCACCAATAAGAAAAGAAAAACCCCTCAACATCTAAAATGCGAGGGGGCTTTTATGTGCCGTAATACGTCCGGCTAAGTAGAAATTACTATTCAACTGCTGGGCGTTTACCAGCTTCCAATACTGGAATATTTGCTTCAGTGGGTACATATACAATTTGATTGATATTGCCTTCACGTAGAGCTTCACCAAATGCACCAATGAATTCTTGCTGACGATACTCTGGATACTCTTGAGCAGCTTTACCCATAACCTTGATTGCCTCAGCGCGTAACTTTGCACTTTCAAGCTCGGCTTTAGCTGTTTCAATTGCAATTTGCTTAGACTGTTGAGCTTTGGATAACTGCGCTTGACCCGCCATACCCTGTTGCCAGACTTTGTATTGAGGCCATGCAAACAAGAAAAATAAGAAGATTAGAATTACAAAAGCAGCGATCATCCCGATCAGCACATTATCTGCATTGCCTTTTTGAAACTTATTCATTTTCCACACTCGCTTTTTTGATAATAAAAAAGCCCGATCAAATCAATGATCAGGCTTATGTTGTTTAATTTGGTATTGCTTAATTATTCAGGCTTTGTTTTGCCGCATTTACGACATTCAACTTCAGCAAATATATCTGACTCGTAATCGAATGCATGGAAGCAGAATAATTTTTGGAAGAATTGGAGCATAGTCTTTCTCCTGTTAGTTAAAAGCCCACCTACTCCTTTAAATAAGTAGGCGTGTGCTGCAGTCATTTTCTTCGTTTTTACATGCGATTTCTTGTATTCGCAAGATTAAAATAACATCAAAAATTTGACCAAAAAGTATAGAAAATATAGAGAAACTGTTTCATACAGTGACTTTAAGCTACTTTTCTTTTCACACAATAAATTCTAAACATAAAAAAGCCCGATCAGTGACCGAGCTTTCGTTGCTATATAATACTGTTAGCCTTGCATTAAAATTAATGTATTACCAATAACTTATACAGTTGACCATCCCTCATAGTAAAATTCTGAAATTCCCTTAAGATAGAGTAATCATCGCAAATTTTTATTTTTTCTATAGCTATAGATTTTTCAAAAGAAGCTCCAGTCCCGGCTAATTTATTAATCTTAATCCTAACTATCGCTTCTGCGCTTATTATTTCATTCAGTGGATTTAGAACATCAACTTTTATAATCTCACCATCTATATAACCTATCTCAGTATTCATCCGAACTCTCTTATGTATAAAGATTTAACCTTAACAGAGTTAAGTAAAAACCGATCTGTGAGAGGGTTACTAATAAAAAGCCCACCTTTCAATGAGCTCTTAAATTCAATTCTTTGGCTTTCGCAGTATTAATTCCACTTGATCCGTAGCTTCCCATAACTTCAAATCATTTGCGATCCAAAAGCGGTACGAGTCATCACCAATGGTATAGGGTTGTCTACGGTATTCCGAGGTTTTGCCCTCTTCAACATCTTTGGCTTTGAAGTGACCTTTATCGAAGTCAAAAGTTTGACCATCCAAATCACCACCGATACAAATATTCAATTTAACTGCCTAACAATAATCAACTGAAGTACTGTAGCACCAAATGTAAAAAAGCCCATCCAATGATGAGCTTTAATTTTCATGTAGTCGATTTAATGCAACTACAGCGACAATAACACAAATATGCCATGTTGCTGCGCGCAATGCAATGATGTAACTGATATCAAGTTATTTATTTTCTTTATTGATAGCCTTAAGTATCCATGATGGGGGAGTTTTGTGTTCAGATTCTTCCATTCTTTCTGGTATAACCTCCCAGAATTTAATAATTGCATCAGAGAATTCTTCCAAATGGCTATCATCTAAGAATAATAATGTATGGTCTAAATCATTATTTTCACCATCCCCACAAAAGTACTCTACATAGTTTTTTTTAAGATTATCTAGAGATACGCCCTTACCATGTTTATGGACATTAACCACCAATCTACAGGCATCTAATTTTTGGAAAAACTCTTCGCTCTCTACATCCCATTCACAATACTTAAAAAGCTCATATATACAACCAATATCTTTTTTCCATATCTCACTATTAACAACGTTATAGCCCCATTCCCTAGCTTCTCTTTCTAACCATACTCGAAGTTGTTTATCCCATTGGTGGTACATTCCAGCCACAATACTAAGCAACATTTGATGTCTCAACTCATAAAGCATAAAAGACTGTTCAAGACTTTGCTGGTGAATCCATTCATATAAATCAGCGATATCATAACTCTCTGAGTATGAATCATGATCCAAACTGCCTAGCCATTCTTTTTCCCGATCTTTAACTTCATCCTCAATGTTATCAAATTGAGATAGCACTCTTTTTTTAGCTTGACTTACAAAAAAATTGTGAGAATCAATAAAGTTTTTTCTCTCTGGATCCCACATATAAAATAATGTGTTATCTACCATTCTTCACCTCATAAAATATTAATCTTGATCCAGTGAAGCATGCCATAACTTAGAAAATTTGGTTAATTATTAATCCCACATATCATCTCAAGCCGGCAATCTAGCCACGTTTCCGCAGCCAATAAATACTTATCAATATTACGACGATCCACGGCGGTCTTTTGCGCAAGTACTGCCACCGGATATCCCTTTAAATAATGAAACTCAATCCACTGATACAGATCAGGCCGCGACAACTTCAATTGCATCACCAGGTGATCAATAGCCACAAGCGCATCATCATCAAGCATCACCTTAACGCCGTAGCTTTTC